GCATCTGGGTCGATCGAGGCCAGACCTACACCACCGAACGCGGCGCGGTGATCGAAGGACCAGCCCACATTATCACCGCGTGGGAACCCCACAACGCAAGCGTCTGCGCAACGGGTGCAGACGTCAACTCAGTTGTCCGAAGGTCATACACAGACCTAAACCGAAAGGAACGAAGCATGGACGAGGCAATCATGGCCCAGTTGTCTTCGCTCGGTGTGCCGGAAGGTATGACCGACGCGAACCAGATCATCGCATTCCTGGCTGGCAAGCTGCAAGGCAAGCCCGCCGAAATGGAGACACCACAAGCTCCCGAAATGGTCGAGAGCATGGAAGAAGAAGTGCCTGTTGTACCAACAGAGGAGGTCCAGAAGATGGACGAAGCAGTGAAGGAAGAAGTGGCACGGGCACTTGCAGCAGATCGCAAGCGACGCGCCGAAATTGTTGCCGATTGCAAGCTGGCAAAGCTGGAGCGATCTTTCGCTGACAAGCTCTGCGAGAGCGGCGTTTCGGCTGACGAAGCACGCAAGGCGATCCTCAAAGAGTCGTCCACGCGAACAATTACCCGTTCCGCATCGAGCCAGGACTTCGTGTTCAACGGCGATACCGACCAGGAAGGCATCTCTGGAGAGTCCTTCACGGTCACCCGCTCCAGCGAAGACAAATTCTACGCCGCCGCTCGCGATGGCTTGATTCTCCGATCGCTTCAAGCGACTGGAAAGACTGGGGCCGCAAAAGATTTCAAGGCTGCCGAAGGTGCGAGCGAGTTCAAGAACCTGGGACTGATGCGCCTCGCTGAACAGTTCTTGCTCCGGCGTGGAATCAATACCAGCCGCATGAACGCTCCGGACATCGCCAAGCTCGCAATGGGCAGCCCATCCGCAATCCAGCGAAACCGGATCGAACGTGCTGATTTCAGTGCGTACCACACGACCGGCAGCTTTGCAAACTTGATGCTCGACGCATCCAACAAGACGCTCCTAAACGCCTACGAAGAAGCCCCATACACCTGGAACCTGTGGGCTCGTCAAGGTGCTTCGGTTGCGGACTTCAAGCCCATCAATCGTGTTCGGTTTTCCGAGTCTCCAAACTTGGAAATCGTCCCCGAGCGAAACGATTACCCCGAAAAGACGATGAGCGATTTGCGAGAATCGTACTCGGTGACTAAGTACGGTGCATCGTTCTCCGTTTCTTGGGAAACGATCGTCAACGACGATCTCGACGCACTGTCGCGAATCCCTGCCCTGCATGGCAACGCCGCACGACGCGAGCAGAACAGGGCTGTCTATGCAGTCCTGACCGCTAACGCTGCCCTATCGGACGGTGGCGCATTGTTTAATACGACCGTGGTAGCGACTGCTGGCGGTCACGCCAACCAGTCCGCATCGGCGGGCGTGATCAATGCAACAACGATGAATGCCGCCTATGTCTCAATGTTGACCCAACGCGGAATGAACACCTCGGTCATCTTGAACATTCAACCTCGATTCTTGATCGTTCCTGCTGCGATCTCGCACACTGCATTGCAGTTCGCGAACTCGATCGCTGATCCAGGTGCGGGCGGTTCGGCTGCTGGTAACAGCAACACGCTGAACATCTACGGCCCCAACGGAATGCGGAACTTGCAAGTCATTGTCGAGCCACAACTTGACGCCAGCTCCGCTTCGATTTGGTATCTCGCTGCCGACTCCTCGCAGATCGACACCGTCGAACTGACCTTCTTGCAAGGTGAAGAAAGCCCAGTTCTTGAGTCCGAGTGGAACATCAAGAACGACACCTGGCTTTACAAGATTCGCCAGACGTTTGCTGCCAAGGCAATCGACTTCCGAGGCTTGTATCGAAACGCCTAGTCAGGCGATTGATTCACGACCCAGCGGCTCCGGTCGCTGGGTTTTCCGGAACAAACCAACACATCAAAAAAACGAGGTAAATAAACATGGCTGGCATTCAAGATTTCATGAACTACTCCGATGATTTCATCGGGACTTCGGCGACGTTTCCTTCGTCTGCCGACCCTGCGACTTCTTGGCTCATTGTCGATACGTCGGCTGCAGGCACTCCGACCTACACGCGGGCCGCTTCTGTGGCCACGTTGACACTGGCAGCGACGAACGAAGTAGAAAATCTCTGCTTGGCTCACGGTGATTCGCTGGCCTTCGACATCGACTTGATCCAGTCGATTGAGATGCGGTGTCGGCTGACGGCTGCTTTCACAACTGGCAGCGAGCTAGTCTGGGGGCTTGCTTCTGCTCGCAACGACACGACTGACTCGGTTGCCGCGAACGCTTGGTTCAAGATGGTTGGTGCAAACTCAACCAGCTTGGTCTACGTCGAGACCGACGACGGAACCCGTGACGTTGACGACGTCTCCACTGGTCAGACTCTTGGCACCACCTTCCGAAAGTTCTTCATCGACTTCACTGGTGGCAAGTCTAACGTCAAGTTTTACATCGACGGCATTCAGGTCGCTGCATCGCAACGCTTCGACATGAGTGCCTACAGTGTAGGCTTGCAACCGCTGATCCAGTTGCAGAAGGCGGCGAATACGAACGTCGACGCTATCGTGGTCGATTACGTCGACATCACCTGCAAGCGGTAGCCGATGAGCCTGCACGACACGATCCAAGCTGATGCTGCCACCGTGTTCTGCAATGTCAACGACTTTGCGGAGGCCGTTACGTATCACAAGCGTAACGGCCTCGCTCGGTCGATCAACGCCGTCGTGATTCGCGAGGCGTTCGCAATCAACCCCGAAGACGGCGACACCGTGACTCCCGTCTTCGAGGTACACGTTGCCAACGATTCCGCCAACGGGATCGCCAGCGACGAACTCAACATCGGCGGCGACATGCTGGAGCTTGCTCCGCGAGTTGGTCAGCCGAAATCAAGACGTTCGATTACTCGTTTGCTCTCGCATGACGAAGGAATGCTGACCCTCGAATGCCGCTAACGATCCTGGACCAAATCAACTCGGTTCTCTTCGATCGCCTCACAGCAATGGTCGATGATCCGGACTACGAGATCGGCATCGTGGAGGTTATCCAACCGACACGAGTCGGCGAGTTCACGCCTCGCGATCGCCAGATCCTGCTTGTCCAAGGCGACGACGAACGAGTCGACGAGCTTGACATACCCGGCAACCCGCCAGGCGTCGCGCGTCGCCAGACGTTCAACGTCCGATGCCATCTGATGCCCGACGAAACGTCCGGCGAAGATGTCATCAACCAAGCCGCTGCGGACATCATCACCGCCATCACCACTCCCAACGCAGGATGGCACCACATGGACGGCCTGGCGATCGATTCGCAGATCGGCAAATTCGAATACGTCTCCTTCGACGGCGGGCCGGACGGAGTGAATGTTCCCGTCCAGATCACCTATCGCGTCTCAGAATACTCTCCGTTCGTATCGAGGCTCTGAGATGCAAATCCAAATCGATGTCAATCAAGACCAGTTCAAGGACTTGCTTGTAGCACTTGGCTCGATGCGTCATCACTTGCCGCGTCATCTACGGGCCGCTGTCAGCAAAACCGGCGCATCGGTTCGCGTCCAAGTTGCCAAAGCACTCGGCCAGGTCATGTACCTCAAGACTTCGCACAACCCGGAGTTCAAAAAAGCAAAGACACTCAAGAAGGTCATCAAGCGAAAGAACGCACCGACGCTCGAAAACCCGACCGTCACGATCGCACTGACGACCGGCTACGATTTTCCTCTCAAGTATTACGACGCCAAGCCTTACATCAAAAAGCGTAAAGGCAAAAAAGAATATCGCGGCGTCACGTTCCGCTACAAGCCGGTGAACTGGGCCAAGAGCGGCACGTTCAAGGGCGTCGCATCTGACGCTTTCATTATTTCCAAGTACGGGCACAACGTATACCGACGAGCCGTCAAGGGATCGCCTCGGCTGACTCGCGTCGTCGGCCCTGCTCCCGGCGACTACTACGGGCAAATCGGTGCCAAGCAGATCGCGACCAACGTAGCACGCGATCGACTGCCAAAGGAAATCAAGCGGCGGATTCGAGCGATCATGCTCGAACAAAAAGGAATCATCAAACTGAAAACCTCAAGAGGGAGTAACTGATCATGGTCATGCTCAAACGCAAACGAATCCTTGCCGCAAAGATCGAGGCCACGAGCGGTACTGCCGAGGTTCTCGCAGCAGCGGACGCCGCGTTCAACGCCTACAACGTCGCGATCCAGCTCGAAATTGAAAAGACGCCTCGCGAAGGCCAGGGCTCGCTCGGTCACTTGTCCAGCGTCACCGGAGCCCACAAAGGCAAGGTCACATTCTCCATCGATCTCGGATGGGACGGAACCGCTACCGAGCCGCTGTGGGCCGACACCTTCTTGACTGCTTGCGGACTGGTCAAGGCAACAAACACCTTCCGACCGAGCAGCTCCGTGCCGAGCACTTCGGTCAAGACGCTGACGATCGGCGTCTACGAAGACGGCATGTTCAAATCGATTCGCGGTGCGTCCGGGAACATGAAACTCATCTGCGAAGCAGGCAAGATGGTCACTGCCGAATTTGAGTTCTCTGGCATCTGGGTTGCTCCAACCGACGTTGCTCTTCTGGCACCGACCTACCCGACCGTGGCACCGCTCCGGTACGCACGAGGCGTCACCACGTTCAGCGGTGTCGATCTGTTTGCCCAAAGCGTCACGCTCGACCTGGCAAACACGATCACCTACCGCGAATCAGCCGCCGCTAACAACGTCAGCGGTTACATCTCCACGGTAATCACCAACCGACGACCGACCATCACCGTCAACCCGGAATCCAAGCTCGTCGCGACCCGCGATGACTTTGGCCAGTTTCTGGCATCCACCGAGGCAGCGTTTGTCTACGAGATCGCGGGACCGACAACCTCGAAGATCGTCGTCACCGCTCCCAAGGCTTCGATGGAATCGATCGCCGAAGGCGACCGCAGCATGCTCCAGACAAACGACATTACGTTCCTCTGCGGCCAGAACGGTTCTGCCGCAGACCAGGAAATTGAACTCGTATTCACACCGTAAACTTATGCCAATTGCACTTGAGCCAAACCAGAGATTCCCAGTCGTACTGGACAGCGACGCAGAAAAGCCTGCCGAGTCCAGGCCGACGTTCTTTTCCAGATCGCTGACCATGCGCGAGCAGCAGCGACTCTCGGAAGAGATGGACGAATCGATCCGAGACAAGACCACGCAACAGATCTTCGACGCCACCTGCGAGCTGCTGAAAAAGTACCTCGTAGGCTGGTCGAACATGGGAGCGTTTGCGTTCGAGGATTGCGACCTCGCGTCGCTACTCAGCCACAACGAAGCCCGCGAACTGTTGCGAAAGATTCTCGCGAATCAATTTTTGCAGCATGACGAAAAAAAAGTTTGAGGGTTGCTGCATTGATCCGGCACGGCAAGCTGTGCCGGGACTGCAACAACCAATGCAAAGACCTTGGAACCGACGCAGAACCGATAGAGATCGAATGCCCGAGCTGTCACGGCGACGGCTGTACTCGTTGCGAGGCCGGTATGATCAGAATCACTGGATGCCCAAACGATCACGCTCGCTGCATGTCTTCAACCATTCACCTGATTGAGTTGTTTAACAAAGGGGTATTGCCTGTCTCTGGCGGTGCTCTCGATCAATCTGCTTGGTTCCTGTCCGCCGAGCGATGCTACCGCATCGAAGAAGCTCTCCTAAGGAGCGAATCCGATGGCTAGCGAAGCAGTCGAAATGATCATCTCCGC